ACGCTGATGTCAATGCGTCTGCTGCAATCGCTGGAACTAAAATCTCACCTGATTTTGGTAGTCAGAATATAGCAACTACTGGTACAGTCAACGGAGTAACAACAACAGAATTAGCTATATTAGATGGCGCAACTGTAACTACAGCAGAGCTAAACATACTAGACGGAGTAACTGCTACAACATCAGAAATCAATATATTAGATGGTGTTACAGCTACTACAACAGAAATCAACAAACTTGATGGAGTCACAGCAGACACAGCAGAACTAAACATACTTGATGGCGTAACTGCTACAACCTCTGAACTAAACATTATGGATGGGGTAACAGCTACTACCTCAGAGATAAATACTTTAGACGGAGTAACTGCAACTACCAACGAGCTAAATCTTTTAGATGGTGTAACCGCAACTACAACAGAACTAAATTTAGTTGACGGTGTTACTGCTACTACAGCAGAACTTAATTTTGTAGATGGTGTTACAAGCAATGTTCAAACACAGTTAGACAATAAGCAACCACTAGATTCTGAACTTACAACACTGTCTGGTATGCAGGCTGGCACAGCGTCAATATTAGCTGATAGTACAGCTCTTACAGCAACTACATCGGAGCTAAATCAGCTTGATGGTATTACACTAGAGACAACTTTAACTGGAACTAGTGACCAACGTATACCTACATCAAAAGCTGTAAACGATCAGATACTTGCAGTTACTAATGCTCTTGGTGGTTTTGTAGCTATAGCTAATGAAACTAGCTTCCCTGCTACAAACCCAGACCCTAGTGACGGTGCTGGTACTGTTGTGTCTATATCACAGATTAGTAGTGGTACAGCCGTTTCTGTAAGTAACACTGGTGAAGCAACTATATCTAACGGTGCTGGTACAGGTAACACGGTTACTATAACTGGGTTTCCAACAACACTACGTAATACAAATCTAGCTGCAAACAGTGGATTACAGGTACAAACAACAACAACACTACATACATATACATTTCATAAACAGTTAGCTAGTGCTGACGATATACAAGCTATTAGTGCTACAGTAAACTCATTCTCAAACAGATATAGAGTATCATCTTCTGCACCACAAACTTCTTTAGATAGTGGTGACTTATGGTATGATACAACTAACAGTAAACTTATGGTTTACTCTGGTCAAAACTCTGCTTGGGAAGAAGCTACAGCTATTGGTAACTTTTTTATATCTACACTATCTAGCTCATCTTCTACAGGTGGAGGAAGTGCAACAGCAAATGGAACAGCATATAGATTTACATTATCTGATGCACCTACCAGTGCACAGCAACTTATTGTTAGCGTCGATGGAGTCATTCAGAAACCTAACAGTGGATCCAGTCAGCCAAGCGAGGGCTACGTTCTTGTGGGTAATGACATTATTTTTAGCGCCGCCCCTCATAACGGTGCTAGCATCTTTGTTACTGTCATCGGGTCAACAGTCGGAATAGGTACACCTAGCAACAATACAGTTACATCAGATATACTACAGAATGGATCAGTTATACAAGCAAAGCTCGCAACTGGTGCAGTTACTTCTGATAAGATATTAGACGGAACTATTGTTAACGCTGACATAAATGGAAGTGCAGCTATTGCTGGTACAAAAATTGATCCTGACTTTGGTTCATTAAATATAACTACAGGTGGAAACATAACTTCTCCTGTATTAGTTGCTCAAGGTGCATCTGGTTCTGGTGATGGAATAATACTTATAAATTCTGGCGGTGGAACAAATAGTGATTTTGCAAGAATTAGGCAAGTTCTTTCTGACGATTCTTTTAGAATTGAAAACAAAACTAGTGGTTCTTATGTATCAAGATTTACTATTGCTGCAAATGGGCAAGTTACTGTTCCCAATTTGTTAAATGCAGACGGTGGTCTTGACGTAGCAGGAAACATTACACTTACAGGAACAGTAGATGGTGTAGACATAGCTGCACTTAATACAACAGTTTCAAACATTAATACTGACCTTGTAGTTGACACAACACCACAGCTAGGTGGTGACTTAGCAAGTAATGGTAATGATATTGATTTTGCTGATAATGATAAAGCAACATTTGGAACTGGTGAAGATTTACAAATTTACCATAACGGAACTGCTGGGTATATTGATTCAACAGGTAATGATACTTTATTTATTCGTAATGGAACAACTGGTGGAAATATAAAAATACAGGGAAACAGTGGTGAAGAAAGTATTGTTGTAAATCACAACGGGTCGGTAGAGTTATACCATGACGACAGTAAAAAGTTTGAGACAAACGGTAGTGGAGCTGATGTTACTGGAAATCTAAATGTTTCTAATGGAGTTGATGTAACAGGAAATCTTACAGTATCAGGAACTGTTAATAGTGGTGCTACTACTGTTACAGGAAACGTCTCAGTAACAGGTGACGTCTCAGTAACAGGTGGAATAACAAGCACAACAACTATATCAGACAGCAAAGGTGAAGTAAGAAATGTACCTCAAGTTACTACTAACAGTAATTTAGTAGTAGTAGCTAGCCATGCTGGCAAACATCTTTTACATAATGGAACAGGTGGTTGGACTATAAATACTAGCACTGGATTCGCAGTTGGTGACTTGGTAACATTTATAAATAATACTGGTTCTGCTCAATCAATTTTCCAAGCAGGCGGTGTAACATTATATGACGCTGCTGATGGAGGAACAGGCGATCATAGCGTTGCTGCTAGAGGTATGGTTACTGCAATAAATGTAGCTACAAATGTATTTTATCTTTCTGGTAGCATAGAATAATGGCTATACATCAATTACTATTAGGTCGCGTAAAAGGTGCGGTAGAATATACTGCAAGTAACAACTCAACAAATATTGATTTAGCAACTGTATTTGGAGCTGATTGGGCTGCTGACAAAGAAAAAATATACGTCATTCCAAGCGGAGTTACAGTTGGAGGGACAGGTAGTAATGCAGCTATAACTGCCTCAACAAGTATGGGTGGCACTTTACTTATTGATAATTCTGGTTCTATTCTTGCAGCTGGAGGTAGTGGAGGCTCTGGTGGTTACGCTCCCGGTGGTTGTACAAGAAATACTATGCACATTAATAATGGTAGTACGGGTGGTGCTGGTGGTAATGCAATAGATATTAAAAGTGCAAACGTAACTGTAAACAACAACTCTGGCGGCCAGATTTCTGGTGGCGGCGGAGGTGGCGGCGGCGGCGGTACTGGTCAAGTTACTAGAGTCAGCAACTTCTGGTGGAATGGAGGTGCTGGTGGTAACGGTGGTAACGGTCAAGGTTATAACCAAAGTGCTGCATCTGGCAGCGGTGGCGGTACTGTAACTTGTTACGGTGGTACTGGTGGAGCTGGCGGTTCTGGCGGTTCTTATGGAAATGCTGGTAGCAGTGGTAGTAACGGTCAAGACGCGGCTCAAGCATCATATCCCGTTGGTTCGCGTGGTTATGGCGGTTCTGGCGGTGCTGCTGGTAAAGCTATTACAAGCACTAATTCCTCATCTTGGACAAACGGTACTACTGCTGGTACTTATCATGGATCTTATACATAAATTATTATGACATTAACTAAAATAGCCTCAACAGGTGTAGAAGATTCTCTTAGATGGGTCTTAGGTGCTAACGGTCAAAGCGACTATACGTTTACTGGGCCGGGTTTAACCGGCACGGTAAATGATCCTACTATATACCTGACTAGAGGACACACATACATATTTCAAAATAACAACGCTGCCGGTGCACATCCATTCTATATCAAAACTAGCATAGCTAATGGTGGAGCTAATGATGCTTATAACACAGGAGTAACAAATAATGGCGGTGCTGGTGGTACAGAAATAACATTTACAGTACCACACGATTCTCCTGACATACTTTACTATCAGTGCAGTAGCCATGCAAATATGGCTGGTCAGTTTAATATAGCTGGCTCTGTTGCTGATGGCAGTATAAGCACAACAAAGCTTGCTGACGATGCAGTAAACAACGACAAGTTAGCTGACTCTGTTGTAGCAGCTATAGCAGCGAACACAGCTAAGACTAGCAATGCTACACACACTGGTGATGTAACTGGATCTACAAACTTAACTATTGCTACAAATGCAGTCACTACAACAAAAATAGCAGCTGACGCAATAACTAACCCTTTGATAGCTGATGATTCTATCGACAGTGAGCACTATGTAGACCTTAGTATAGATACACAGCATATAGCAGATCAAGCTGTAGACTTAACAAAACTACCACACGGTACATCATCTAACGATGGTAAGTTTCTACGTGCAAACAACGGAGCAGATCCTAGCTTTGAGACAGTAAGTTCTGATGTAGTTAACGATACAAGTCCACAGTTAGGTGGTGCGTTAGACACTAACGAGCATTGTATAGATTTTGGAGATAGTTCTGGTATCAATAATGATCGTTTAAAGTTTGGAGATGCAGATGACTTACAAATTTATCACAATGGAAATAACTCAGAAATTGCTGACTCTGGTGCTGGTGATTTAAGAATATTAACAAATAAACTTAAAGTACTTAATAACCCTGCTTCTGCTGATGAGTTAATGATTCAAGCAACAGAAAACGGAGCAGTAGAGCTATATCACGACAATGAGAAAAAGTTATTTACCACTGCTAATGGAGTAGATGTACAGGCAGAAGGTAGTGCTGTAGAACTCAGACTTAAACATAGTGGTGGTACTCTTAGTGGTTATGTCTACGGAAACAACAGTAATCAATTTGGTTTTTTAGATGCAGGCGGTAACTGGCCGATTCAAAATACTTTAAATACTAAAACAGAATTTAGAGTTGGCAGTACTAAAAAACTAACAATAGATAGTGATGGACTAAAGTTTGGTTCTGACACCTCAGCAAACAACGCACTTCACGACTATGAAGAAGGCACTTACAGTCCTCAAGTAGGTAGATCTAGTGGCCACGTAAAAACTTCTGGCTACACCACTCAACAAGGTACATATACAAAAATTGGTAGATTAGTTCACTGTACAGTTAACCTATATTTTACAAATGGATTTGGTGGTAGTGGTTATTACTGGCTAGTTAATCTTCCATTTACACCAGATACAAGTTCTACTGGCTCATTAAGTGAATCTTGCTCTATGGTCTTGAGTAGACTTTATGTCTTTAGTAGTGATAGGGCTGGAGGTACAAATGCAATGACATTTAAAATGCAATCAGCTGGTAATCTTCTTCTTAAATCTATTAAGGATAACTCTTGGCATACAAGTGGTATGGGTAACATAGTAGTTATTAATGGGTCTTTAACATATTACACAGCAGCATAAATTATGGCATTATCAGAATCAATCGAATACGATAAGATAGAAATTATCGGTCAATATAAACACGTACACGTACGTAAAGCAACAGTTGTCAAAAAAGATGGCACAGAAATTGCAAGATCTTTTAACAGATATTATCTAACTCCAGATATAGATTTAAGTCAAAGATCTGAACCAAATGAGATCGTTGCAGTATGTAACGCAGTCTGGACACAAGAGGTAAAAGACGCATGGAAGGCTTACCAAGAATTGAGCTCCCAAGAGTTACCGTAATAAAAACCCCCTCAATACCTCTCCCTACAGCTGATGTTCCCTCATATCAACCTTTGGTCGTACCTCCGCAAGATTTACGAAGACCCGA